TGATCACCGGCATGCCGTCGTATTCCGGGCGCTTCGCGTCCTCGTAATTGTTGGGGGCGTACGTGTTGTTTCCGCCCACGTTGGAGTTCACGCCGTAGTACTCGGACGTGGTAGTCGCGCGGTTCACATCTTTTTCGATTTCCACGGCGCGAAGTGTTTGCGCCTTCTCTTGGCCCGTCGTCGTGAGCCAGCGGTCCGGCGTGTTTACAAAGTACGTGTCCGGCAAATTCTTCTCGAACTTGCCGAGATGACCCGTGTTGGCGTATTCCTTGATGAACGAGCTGGCGGGACCCTGGTGCCCGTCCAAGCTGAACGTTTGTTTGGGGTTCGTTGCGACGCGCAGCTCGTCCACGCCGCGGTCCACCCATTTATCGCGCGCTTCGAGTCCGCTGTTGAACCCGGCGCCGGCGGTACCGTTGAACCCCATATCCAGTCCCGGCGCCACTCGCTCCTCCTCCCACGGTTTCACGTTTGCGATTTTCGTGGACGGCACCATGCGCGACTGGATGAAGTCGTTGTTGTTCTGCATGCCGTGCACGTTGTGCATGCGGTCCTGCGGCGCAAACAGTGGCGCGCGCTCCTTCTTGTTAATGTGCTGCGACCCGGCGCCCGTTTTATTGTCGAACATGGTCTCGTACACGTTGGAATCGGCGGTGAATCCGCGAATCTTGCCGCCGAAAAACGGCACCATGTTGTTGTGGTTGAAATCGGCGCTGCTGACCTGCGAGCCGGACAGCGATACGAAGTTGCCGCTGGAGTACGGGTCGCCGAACTGGTCGCCGCCCGCGGTTAGTTTGGCGGCCAAGTCGTCGTTGTAGTACCGGTCCATTGCGAAATTGGGGTTCGCAAACGCGTTAATGTCCTGGCCGACAGATGGCGATTTCTGTACAGGGTAATTGTCCGGAATCAGGTTCGTGTTGGGGAGTCGACCCTGTTGTGCGCCCATATTCTCGTACCCCTCGCTTCTATGTTGCTGCTGCTGCTGCTGCTGCTGCTGCTGCTGACCATCGCCACCGCTACCGCCACCGCCAGAAGACGCCGCCAGCCGCTTATTTTTCTGGTTGGATACAATGTACATGGATCCTAATGCTAAAAGCGGAATTGCGATTTCCATTGTTTTTTACTTTTATTTATAACGCGAACGAATTAAAATGATTTGGGATGAAATGGTTATATATAAATTATAATTTATTACTTATTACTTATTACTTATTAATTAATTATTAATTAATTAATTTATTATTTATTTATTATTTTTATTTATTTATTGTTGTTTTAATTTTTATTATTATTTTTATAAATAAAAATAAAAATCGTAATTTTAAAAATTACAAGGTTTCCATTTCGTTCGCCGAATTCGCGATACTTTGTCTTAAATGTTGCCGAATATCGGCGACGGGCATGGTATCCGGACAAGCCGGCACAAAGTAGTCCTTTTCGAGGATGCGCGTGCTCAAATTGTTTTGGAATGGGATGCACGTATTTTCTTGCGGGTCGAACATGGGAAATGCGGGGCGGTACTGCTGCGTATCGCGCAGCATCCACGCGGGGTGCGTGGCGCGACTTTGGTCGGTGTATGAATTCACCGTTGCTCCGGACGACAGCGTGTGACTGCCCGCCGGTGTTGACGTGTATTTTCCGCCGCGGTACAAGTTATCGGCTGTATCACGGTTTAAATTGCGCGTGAGGCCGCGTAAATTGTTTTCAATGTCGGTTGCCATCGTCATGGCGTTGCCGCCCCATTTTTGCAGGCGGATGTGCGGGTCCTGCATATAAACGGGGTTTGTTCCATTTCCGGGAACGTTCAGCGCGTACCGTCCAGAGTAAGTTGCGATATCGAGTTCCTTAATTATGCGCGACGAATCGTCATGAAAACGGGTGAATGCCATTATATTTATTTATTATATTATTGCTGATATTATTATTATTAATATTATTATTAATATTATTATTAATATTATTATTAATATTATTATTAATATTATTATTAATTATCGAATATCTCGCGTAGTGTTATAATTTATTTTAAAATACAATGCCGGTAAAACAATTTAAAATATAATGGCCAACAACTATCAGCAAAATAAAAATAAATAGCAAAATAATATTTATTCACAATGGCGACGACACACGCGCAATCATGTTCAACCCAAAACGATTTGCTGCTAAATAATTTATTCACTTTTTTCAAGCAGTCGGACTATGCACCCTTGCGCAAAATGCTGGCAGTCATTAATGGCGAATCCATTATTTCTCTCCGCATTATCGACTGGTTTTCGACGAATTATGCCAAAAAATATTATACGGTGTACGCGTATAATACGGCACCAACGGCACCAACGGCAACGGCAACATCCGATGCTGATGCTGATGCGCATGCGCCCACTACAGCAATTCATCGCGACCGGCGGTTCAAAGTGTATACCGACTACAAGCTGAAGCTGAAAGCATATTCCAAAAAGCGGTTCGACCCCTTCTGCCGCTGGGACCGCATTGATTTTCCGTACAAGAACAACAGTTCCATCCAGACCACGATCGGCCAGCTTAATTTCTTCAAGTGGGCAATTGAAAATCACGTTATTCAATACATTGAAGCAAACTATGCTGCAATTGAGCGGGATATGAATACCCGAAACAGTATTTCAAAACGCAAAACGGCATCATCATCTGAATCGTCGGTCATATCCAGCTCCAGCTGCGATTTACAAGAAGATGATCGCGATGTTGGCGGCAGTGGCAGTAGCAGCGGTAGCGGCAGCAGCAGCAGCAATAATGCCACTAGAAAGAAACGTGAGGAGTTGTCTATTCTGGCAAGCAGCTGCATTAAAAAAGAAAATGTAGAAATTGTCGTGACATTTGCATAATTAAATTTTAAAATTAAAACTTAAAATTAAAACTTAAAATAAATACACCACAGAAAATCGCAATTAGTTAGTATACATACATACATACATACATTTCGACAATAATAATAAATAATAAAGTGAATCGCAATGGGAAACGGTAGTAGTAGTAGTAGTAGTAGTAGTACTAGTAGTAGTAGCGGTGATGGCGGCAGCATAATGCGGTTTCTACCATCATCGTTTACTGCTGCGTCGTCGCCCGGTCAGATTAACTTTGAGGACATGCAGTCCATTATTTCGACGACGGTGTCTAGAAAGTCGGTCATCATAATCAGCACGCTGAAACTCGATTATCAGAAATGCATTATCCGCGGGACCGTTCCAGCGGACCAAGAAGAGGCGCGCATCAACGACATTCTATCGGGCGAAGATTCGGCAGGCGAGTCGATTATGATAATTGTGTACGGAAAGAACTCGACCGACGGGACCGTGCGCGAAAAATACGAACAGCTACTCAAACACGGTATCGCTCGGGTTTGCGTATATACCGGCGGAATGTTTGAATGGCTGCTGCTTCAGGATATTTACGGCGCCGACCTGTTCCCAACTACCGGTACCGAACTGGATATTTTAAGGTACCGCCCGCCGAGAGCATCGCTATTGTTGTCATCATCATCATAACGATGAGGTAGACAACGCCTCGTTTTTTGAAGCGTTGATGGATGCAACCTACCAAAATGTTAGTTAAAATCCATATCAATGAAAATAGTTATAAAATAATTGTCAACTCTCACACAAATAATATTTACCGATTTATTTAACCGAATTTACCGAATTTACCGATTTATTTAACCGAATTTACCGAATTTACCGATTTATTTAACCGAATTACCGAAAAAAATAATATAAATAGTAATAATATAGACTAATTAACCAATATGATATATACTTGTATAACTTGTGATAAAACGTTTAAACAGAAAAGTGGTTTTACTGACCATTTGAATAGAAAGAAACCATGCATAAAATTAACTAAAAACATACACCAAATTACACCAAATTACACCAACCTTACACCAAAATTACACCAAATTACACCAAATTACACCAACCTTACACCAAAATTACACCAAATTACACCAACCTTACACCAAATTACACAAAAGGCCGAAAATAAATGTAATTATTGTTATAATACATATTGCAGGACTAATGTATTAAAAAAACATTTATTAATTTGTAAAGTAAAGAAGCAAGAAATAAGTGAAAAAGAAGAGATATTAAACAAATTATTAGAACAAAACAATAAGTTAGCATTAACAAACAATAAGTTAGCATTAACAATAGAAGAATTAAATAAAAAGATAGAAAAATTAGAAAACAATAATAAAATAAACCATACCCAAAACAATAAGAATATAAAAAATCAAAACAATGGGATAAGCAATACCATAAATATTATAGGATTCGGTAAAGAAGACCTTTCAAAAATAGACAACACGTCATTTTTTGAAGCTCTGACACAAATGGGTTATAATATTCCTACCAAAATGTTAGAGAAAATCCATATTAATGAAAAGTACCCAGAGTACAAAAATATCTATATATCGGACATCAATAGAGGAAATGCGATGATCTACGACGGTAAAAAATGGAAATTAGATAAATACGATAATATTAGTGATAAGTTATTAGACAAGGTATTAAATTTTATAGAGGAGCGATATGATGAAATCAAAGACGACGCATCAATATCAGAAAAAAAGAAGACAAATATGAAAACCCGATTGAACATATTAGAGATCATGAAGGATTATGAAGAGGAAAAGGAAAGAAAAAGACACGAATATTTAAGGAATCAGTGCAAAGATAAGATCAAGATAGATTTATATAACAATAGAGAAAGCATTGCGGAAGAAAATCCTAAAATAGAAGACGATATATAATATTCATAATATTCAAGTCATTGCATTGGGCATAAATATTATTTCAAAGCTTATTATGAGATCAGGCGCATTTTTATCTTATTATGTTATTATGTTATTATGTTATGTTATTTATAGAATTTTACAAAATATAATATTAATATTAATATAATAATATAATAATAATAATTATTAAATCAAATCAAGGCAACACATATCAACATGGTATATTTAAGCAAATCCATTCTGTTTATTATTTTGGTGGTGGTGCTGTTTGTGGGCGGGTCGTCCGAATTAGTTATAGAAGGTGCCACAAATCTCCAAGACCGAGGTGAAAACAAGGGCACCGGCTGCAAACCGGGTTGCGTCGCGGCGTCTTCTGGTAATTCGGGAAATTGCAAATGGCTGCCCGAAAATGTTCCGCGGTCCAAACAGCGGTACATTTGTCCGCACACGTGCAATAAACCTGGAATTAGCGGAAGCGGATATTGTGAAA